TTATTGTCTAAGTGATGATTCTTATTCATCTCATTAGCCAACATAATACTGTCTTGAAAGTAAGAGAATTGACGGTTAATCAAAAACGAAGAGTATACCTTTTCATCCTGCTCGGACTGCATGATATCTTTCTTCTTGTCAATAGCTTTGACGTAATCAAATGGACCCATTATATAGTTTATCCTTGCTCAACAATTCGACGCAATAGTTCAGAAGACGAAAACCTGTGGTTTCGCTTATTGAAATGAAGCTCAATGCCTCGCGCCTTACATTCATCACGACCAGTAAAGTCTTTGTGCCGATATTCTTCACCCAGAATACGTACATCAATGGGGTAAGACTGAAGAATATCAACCAGATCAGACTCAGTATCATACACTATAATCTCGTCAACATAACGGCAGCCTTGTAAACGCATCTGTCGTTCAACGAGTGATTCAACCGGTTTATTCTTTTCCGGTCTATCAATAGTCGGGTCGGATTGTAGTCCAACGATTAGGTAATCGCATACGTCCTTAGCTTCACGCAACATCATGATATGACCAGCATGGAGCAATGAGAACGTTGAACAAGTGAATCCGACCCGTCTATTTTTACGCATATTAACCAAGGAAGTTCATGCCTACAATAGCAGCCAATACCGTACCGAATGCAACCATTGCACCGATAACAGCAGAGTTAAAGCTAAAGCCACGTGGGGCAGGAGCATCAACTGCACCTGGAACACTAAACGGATCAGCACCCTTTGAGCTGCCCGCTTTAAGAGCAACCAGTTCTTTGTTGGTTACATGAAGCTTCTGGCGGAAATCATTACGTTCCGTAACAGCATCATGACGCATCTTCAGGTACATCTCTTTATACCAACCAAGCGCATCGTTGATGTTTGCCTTGCTTGCCTTAGGCGACATGTTCAGGTATGCAGCTTCAGCTTCAGCATCAGGTACATCCCAACGCTGTTCGTCTTGCCGAGTGTAATCGGCTTCGAGCAGAGGTGTCTTAGCTGCATCAGCAGATGTAACAATAATAGGTTTACTAGTGCCATCAATGTAAGGCTTCTTGACAAAGTTAACCCATGTAGAACGATTATTAAAAGCCATTGTATTTCTCCATTATGAATGTTGACTTATAGTATATATACTGATTATTTCCATTTAGGACCCAGACGCATGATATCAGTAAAACATGCAGCAAGGTGTAGCTCATGATCTTGTACTTGTGAGTGATAACGCATGTACTCACCAAGCAACAGAACCAGGGCAGGAATAGACTCAGCCTCAACAACATCATCCATCTTATCGTAGAGCTGACGATACAAGCGACCAGTGTCACCAGCATATTCGCCTACCCAACGTCTCATCTCCTTGAAGTTCTTTTCCTTAAGAAACGATACAAGGCGTCCAATGGCCACGTCACCAAGATTAGTATTGATACCGTCATCGATATGACCAGCGAGAGAATAACGCTGAAGCTCACCAAGAATATGGCGCCAATCAGGAGCAAAATTGATAATAAGATTGACGATAGCTTTTTTATCATAGGTGATACCGTTCTCTTCTAAGATTTCTTCTGCACGTGCAAACATAGAAGCTGCCATGCCTTGCAGTTCTTTCTTAGTGCTACCAAAGTCAATGACAGGGCAACGAGAAAGGATTGCATCCATAATACGTGATGGGTTGTTACACGTTAGAATGAAACGACAGTTGTTAGAGAATTCTTCAATGAAACCACGAAGAGCAGGTTGGGTTGAGTGAGAGTTAAGGTAATCCGCCTCATCGAGAATAACGACTTTGAGTCCACCCATCATAGAGACAGTAGAAGCAAACTGACGGATTTGATTACGCAGCATATCAATGTTACCGTCTTCAGACGCATTGACAATGATGTAATCGTAGTCGAGCTCTTCGCAAAGAGCCCGAGCTACAGTAGTCTTACCCATGCCAGGACCACCAGCAAGGGTCATGTTTTGGATTGTACCTTGTTCAACCATCTGAGCAAAAGCTTCTTTGGTTTTAACAGGCAAAATACATTCAGAGATTTTGCGTGGGCGGTAACGTTCTACCCACAGCATTTCATTATCAGACATTCACAAACCTCAATTATATAAAGTGTTTAAGCAGAGCCAAACGTAAAAGAAATATCGTCCGGGTGGAAATCATTCATACCCAGATCAAAAGAATACTGCTGGGGCGCAGTAGAAGCAGCTTGTACATCAGACGTCTTAACAGCTTCAAGAGCTTCAACGTATGTGTATGAACAACCGTTCAGGAAGTATGTCATATTATCAAGCAACTCTGTCAAATCTTCGGCGGTAAAGCTGCTAGTGTTTGACGATACTACTGTGCCGTTGTCATCAGTAGTTTCCATGGAGAGAAAGAAACGATCTTGCATTATGCTTCTTCCTCTGCGAGTTCAGACTGCTTCTGTTCAGTCATAGCAACCAGGCGTGCAGAGTTATCACGCATCTGGCCGACGGTTGCAAGCTCTTCGCCTTTGAGTGCACCACGTTGAGCCATGGCATCTACCAGACCAGCAACGGAGCGGGAGAGTTGAAGCACTGCTTCAAGATATTGAGCGTCGTTCATTGTAAAATAATCCTATATTAGTTCTTGTCAAGAGCAACAAAGTAAGTGAGGTCATCATCGAGGTTTGTGAATTCCGAAAGCATGACACTATTGGCAGGTGCAGATACACGCAGGGTGTAGTCACCGGTTACCATCTTGAGGTGATCAAACTGCCACGTAAGTAGTTGAGTGGCAATCGCATCGTTGTTAAACGAACCATCAACATCAATAGCAAATGAGTTGGTCGTTTGGTTGGTTGCAGATGGATCAACAACCGCAAGCTTTACCTTACCTTCAATGTCAGAAGGCATAACACGCAAAGTCTTGTGCTTAAGAACCTTTTGTGCTTCACGCAGTTTGTTGAGCGTGGCAGCCGTCATGGTCAATTCAATATCAGTGGAAGGAAGCGTAATGCTCTTTTCCAATGGTGGCTCAGTAAGATCGTGTGGGTCAGAACAGAAGTACTCAATACGTGAGTCAGCATTCTGAATAACAATCTTGGTGCTAGTGATTTCCAGGTCAGGGTCTTCAATAAGACGCATCACACCCATAAACTCGGGAAGATCGTACAGACCAAAGACAGTAGGAATATCTTCTTCAATAACAGTCTCGGCAAAGATGTTCTTAGTTTCAGTCATGGTACGCAGCTTGCGCCCTGGACGGAATACGATGTTGCTATTGATAGTTGAGTAGTTATGCAACAGCGCGATTGTACGGTCACTAAACTTCATTATGTATTATCCTTTTGAGTTGCGCTTTGCTTTGTAAGCTTCGGCGCGATCAGTTAGTTCTTGAGCGGTTGGAGTGTTGATGACGTTGGTATAATTAGGGCGGTCATCTTCGCCGACACCTCGCATCTGCCAAGCAAGCAGTGCAAGAAGATTGAAGGATGCTTGGGCAAGGTGATGAAGCTCGGACTCGCCTTCATCGAAGTCTTGACCCATGTGCCATGCCATCATATGACGCATTGCAGCAGAATAGTATTTGTTGTAAGAGTTGCCCTTCTCCCAGTTACGTGCTTCGTACTTAGTTGCACCGTAGTGAAGGGTCTTGAGGACTTCCTCGACTGAATCCCATGGTAAGAGAGACCAGTCGAGCTTGTCGCCGTCGGTTGAGAATTTCATGCCGAAGTTTTTATCAGACATAGTTCGCTCCGTGATTCATAATATGTATATAATATAGCGCATGTCTACATGAATGTAAACAGCTAAAGGCATGCTATTATCGCATACGAGAGAAGTTCTTATCCTTGTAGAACTCAATCTTATTGTTGAACCGGTTCTCAAGCACCAGACCTTTGTGAGAGATGACGAATGCATTGGTACCATCTTCAAGGGTATCCATGATCTTCATCAGGTTCTCGGTACCTTCACTATCCAAGGAAGAATCAAACGTCTCGTCCAGGACCAGGAGGTTGGTTGCAACACTGTTCTTCATACGTGCAATGTGACGCCACGTAAACAGAAGAGCCAAGTCAATACGTTGCTTCTCACCTTCAGAGAAAGAACCGTACGTAAAGTTATCACGGTAACGAGAGCGGATAGTTTCAGCGAATTCCTGGTTCAGTTCAAACTGTACAAAGAAGTCCAGGATGTTTAGGTACTGGTTAATTAGCTTATTCATTACCGGCAGGTATTGCTTAATGATCTTGGTCTTGATACCACCATCCTTGAGCATCTCAGCGATAGCTTGGTTATAAGACTGTTGATCAGTCAGCTCAAGACGAGTATCAGCAAGTGTTGACTTCTCATTGATAATATCATTCAAATCATCATTAGCAGAAAGAATACTATCTTTGTTGTCGTTTGCTTTACTCATGTCTTGTTCAGCACGACGGATATCAGAATTGATACGATCGGTAGTAGAACGATAGTGCTTGATGTCTGCAACAATATCTTGCATGGTAGCTTGCACTTCACGAAGACGATCAGTGTGCTCCTGACCTTGCTCATGTGCATGGTTACACTTTGAATGCTTATCTTGCAGTTCATTGGACTCAGCAAGATGTGTTGACTTCTTGCTATCACGAATCTCTTCAGAAATAACCTGATCACAAGTTGGACAGGTATCATTCTCTTCAAAGAACTTTGATTGCTTAACCAGTGTCTTCATCTGTTCATTAACAGAAGCGCGCAGACGTTCAAGCTTGCGCATCTGTTCACCAGCTTCACGCACACGCTTATCTAGTTCAACAAACTGATCATTTTCTAGTTCAGCAGTCTTACCATCAAGCTTAGCTTTATATACGTCAAGCTCGTCTTCCAACTCAGCAATGCGTTGCTTCTTCTTAGCAATATCTTCAGAGTTAATCTTCTTCAGGTCTTCAATGTACTGCCGTTGTACACCCATCTTGTTATCGATGATACGAATAGCAGAATCGTTTTCCTTCAGTTGATCTTTGATTGACGAAGACTTATCACGCAGGATTGCATTCATCTTAGTAAAGATGTTAATATCCAGTAGGTCTTCAATAATCTCACGACGAGCAGCAGCAGGCAATTGCATAAACGGTACGAAAGATGACGAACCGATTACAACAATCTGGTGGAAAGACTTATGGTTAAGCTTAAGGATATTTTGTTCCAGCATCTTCTGAAACTCTTTGGCATGCGACGACTGATCCATCATAACTTCGTCACGCCAAATCTCAAACTTAACCGGCTTAAGACCACGTACTACCTTGTAAGAGTGCTGGCCAATGTCAAACTCTACTTCAACAATAGCTTGCTTCTTATTGATGCTGTTAACCAGCTCAGGCTTATTAGTATTACGGAATGGCTTACCAAACAGACCGAAGGAAAGTGCATCAAGCATAGTAGATTTACCGGCACCGTTCTCGCCAACAATCAATGTCGCATTAGAACGCTGCAGGTCAACCTCATTCCAATAATCCCCTGTCGCAACAAAGTTGCGCCATCTGCATTTAGTGAAAGTAATAATTGTTTTTACTCCGGTTGACTCTTAATCATTTATTGTAACTCCTCAGACAGAGCCATAGTATATAATGCTCGCATGTCGGATTTGAGACGGTCTCGCGACAAGTCTGTGGCAACTGCATCGACATAAGAATCCAGGGTATCCAGGGTATCTTCAAGAGAAACTGCATCATCTTCAACGGATGAACCAGCGTACTCATCAAACTTCTCAGCGACCTTTAGATCGTAAATGTCTTGAGCATTGATATTATCGATGAATGTATCAAAAGCTTTTGCATCATACTTGTTTAGTACGATTACCTTAACGAACTTCTTAGTAAGATCAGGTAAGTTGGTATAATCATACTTCTTGTTCAGGTCGTCGTAGATAAGCCTCTGGTGCAGCGTGAGGGGGTTGTGGATAGCCTCTAAGCTAATCGACTCAGTATCTAGTACGTGAAAGAATTTCTTGTCATGTGCATCAGACCAAGTGAATTCCATCTGTGAACCAAGATAGTGAATGCCGCCTTGCTGCGACTTGGTATGATAGTGACCGGACAGAACCAGGTCAAACCGTTCAAATGGTGTTGCATCCATACCATGATCATTCTTACGACCTTTCATCAGGTCAAAGCCTTGCAACTCAAAGTGACCGCCAAGAACAGGTGCTTTACAGTTCTGAATGAACTCCATCATCTGTTCTTCGTTCTCTGAGTTAATCCAAGGGATCAAACCAATATCCAGGTTGCCATAACGCAGAACGGTTGGGTCTTCAATGATGTTGACCTCGTTCATGTAATGACCCAGAAACTCTTTGAGTGAGTTAAGGTTATTGGTATTCTTAAAATAAACGTCGTGATTACCTGGAATGATATCCATGGTAATACCATACTCACGCAGCTTATTCAGGAATACATGACGATTATGATTAACTGCCTTGATGTTAACTACTTTACGGTTATCGTAGTAGTCACCCAGGTGCAAGATTTGCTTAATACCATTTTCAAGGAGGTAAGGAAAAAAGATTTCCGAGTAGAAGCGCTCAGCGTTCTCGAGAAAGATATCGGCTGAGTTACGGATACCTGTGTGGGTATCGTTCAAAATTGCTAGTTTCATTTACTGAAAGTATTCCTCAAGATCAGAATCAAGACGGCGGATGTACTTACGAGTCTTGGACTCATATGATACATCTTTCTCATCCGTCACAGTTTCTTCTTTGTCAGATTTATGGAAGAGTTCACCTGATGAGTCGTAAGCGAATTCATTCATCTTACGTTTCAGGTCGTCATAGTAAGCAACAGATACAGACTCGGCAATAGTACCTTTAAGGTTCTCGTCGACATGCACCATGTTATCACCTTGTGACTCATTCAGAACTGCACGCTTAATTTCAGCTTGCTTCTTTTCTTTAGCAATACGACGCAAGAAAGCATACGTACAGATTTGAGTAAAGTAACCAAAGGCGTTTGGCTTACCTGTTCGTGTTGAGGCATCAATCTTGTAGTTCTTGACAGCACGCAAACAGTTTTCAATTGCATCAGATACCATCTCGCTACGATAAGAGTAGTTCTTAAAGTTTCGTTGATGAGATGCACCATTACAGATTTTAATAAAGCACTCGGCAATGTAAGTAGGTACACGTAATTCGTCAGTAACGTTTTCTTTTGCTTCTTTTAGGGAGACAGCATAATCATAACAGGCTTGTGAAAACTTTACGTTATCCACATAATTTTCAGATAGCTTATCTTTAGGTGGCTTCGCAAAAAACATAATGATTCCTCAGTGGTCGATACTTATTAATATAGTACAGATTGGTGTAAATGAGTAGCGCTATTATAGCATGGCTGCTATGTATTAATAACGCTTTACAGTTTCGAGTTTACGTGGTATTAATATAGAGTCTCACCGACGAAGGGGGAGAATAGTATTTAATGAATAGTTTCTGGTACATCAGAGATGGTATAATCTTCAAAATCTTCTTCGTCTTCGTAAGCATACAAAGCATCATCTTCATCTCGTGCAAATACCATATCAAAGTAATGAGCACGTTCATCCAGATATTGTTCTTGCATTTGACGTGTTACGCCTGCAATGCATTCAACAGCAGAAGGTGTAAGGATCATTGTATGATCGTAATCACCTGCTAATATATATCTACCTAGAATTAGCCTACCTTTACCATGTTCATCTAATTCAGCTGCAACAGACAAAGGGAATTCAAGAACATACACATTTGATTGTTCATTGTATTCAACATCAGCAATAATCTCTTTGCCTGAAACCAGCTTCATTACTTTCAAATTAAACTCATCCATCTTTAAAACTCACTTCATAAATCTTGTTGTTAAACTTTTCACGAGAGTAATATTTGGAGCGTTCAGCACCATGACGTAGGCTATAGTTCTTATATTGTCTAAAGTGTAAGTCATCAACAATATCATACATTGTAGCTTGTTGACCATCTTTAGACTTACGTAGAACACGACCGATAGACTGCAACACTTTGATTAGACTTTTAGATGGTGCAGCAAAGATCATGTTATGCAGGTTGTTAATCGAGACACCAGTTGAGAAAGTACCGAGAGAGCCAACGATAATGGCATTCTTTTCGTTCTCAACAATATCACGAATCTGATCCCTTGTATCAACATCAGTCTCACCTGATACAAAGAATATCTTGCGTCGCTTGTGTGCTTTCTGTTTAAGCAGATCGTAAAGCACTTTACCGTGTGTATCAACAAACCTAAACATGATTAGTGTGTTGCCATCAAGATCAAGTGCCATGTTAGTAATGAAGTTGTTACGCTTCTCATGGCCAGCCAAGAACATCATCTCATCATGATATTCCATCTTCTTGACAGCACGTGCTTCTGGTTCAGGGTACTTCAAGACAACAGTGTTAATCTTGAGCTGTTCAACCGAACCTTCGTCCATCAAATCTTTTGTTGTTGTTACTCTATATATACGTCCGAAATGTCCTTGCAATTGCAGCTTATGACATTCAGCATCATCTAGGGTACCAGTTACACCAATACGAACATCAGCCTCAGCTGCCTTATTCATAATACCAGTCAGGGACTTGGCTGTAAAGTGGTGACACTCATCACCCAGAATCGTACCGAATTGCTGGAACCATTCACGCTCCAACCGGAAGATAGACTGCCAGGTTGAAATGAATACACGCTGCTTAACATTGTGCTTAGGTCGACCTTCCATAATACGGTGACACATGCCTTCAACATTAAAGTCGTTCATCTGAGAGTAATCATCAAAGTCACGATACATCTGTTGCACCAGGTTAGTCGTAGGTACGATCAACAGAATCTTTTTATTTGATTCTTCTAGTTGCTTACGCATAATCAGGTAAAGCATTAGCGACTTACCAGAAGATGTAGGCGAAAGCAGAATACAACGCTTCTCTGCTAATGCTTTGACCACACCATTAAACTGGTAATCACGGGGCATGATTGGCACACCCTTAGTAGAGAGCTTAAGTTGCCGAATCCATTCTTCCAGGTCTGCTTCATGTACATCTGTATTAGTACCAGGCATACCATAGTAGTTTGAATGTTCTACTTCAATCTGGTAGTTACGAGGTGCCACAAACTGCTCCAGGTAGCCATACAGACCAGCTGGAAGAGTTTGTGTGTCTCTGTTATACAAATACATTTTGCCGTCCCACGAGCCCTTACGGTAGCCCTGGCGACGCTTTCCTTTGTAGTCTTTGTACTTAGGCATGTACTCATACCCTGGAACAAAGAAAGAAAAGAAGTCAGATAGTTCCTGTTGTACTGAAGGTTCACAAACCACATACACTTCTGCGTGGTTCTTCATTTGTACCTTAAGTTTTCCTGGTTCAGCTTCCATATTATCCTCCAGCTTCAAATGAGGCCTATTCGTCTCATTCGCTCAATAATCTTTTTCAGAGCTTCCGTGTCCTTACGGTCAGGAACTTCTATTTCAGTACTCTCGCAAAATTCTTCGACTTTGCGATAATATTCTTCTTTGAGGTGCATTTTGTTACTCCTCCGCGTATAAATATAAGTGTAAGTCACGAGATGGCCGTCTCCACTTACTCTAGATAACAAAGGAACTATCCAGCATGACTCATATTTATACGCACAAACATCACATCATTCCACGACATATGGGTGGAAGCGATGATCCGTCTAATCTAGTTGAACTTACTATTGAAGAGCATGCTGAAGCGCATAGACTCTTATGGGAAGAACACGGTAAGAAACAAGACTGGCTAGCATGGAAAGGTTTACTGGGTCAAATAGGTAAAGAAGATATTCTATTAGAGTTTGCTTCAAACCGTAAGAATTCAACATGGTATTACAATCCGCAAAACCCTGAAGAACGCCGTATGCTATTGCCTGAAGATGATATTCCTTCTGGTTGGGTTGCCGGTCGTGGTACAAATACATGGGCTGACAACCGCGATTATACAAATGTATCAGATGAACACAAAACCAAAACTTCTACTTCTATGAAGGAAGCTTGGGCTTCTGGTGCATTTGATAATAGACCTAAGACACAATCCGCTGAAACTATTGCTAAACGAGTAGCTAAGACTCGTGGACAAAAGCGCGAGAAAGTAACATGTCCACATTGTCAAAAGAGCGTGGCGGTTAATGTTGCACCACGCTGGCACTTTGACAACTGTAAGCACAAGGCTTAACCGCCGGCTTCGAAGCGTAGATAGTCCATCATGTTACGAATCGTTTGATGCCTCCACTTAAGCGCCTCCATAATTTCTTTAATCTGATCAACGCACAGCTTCAAGTATGAAACCTTACGATCAGAATCTTGGATATCCTTATCAGCTTCATAGAACTTATCCATGTCACCCTTCAGAACCTTTAGACCATTGAGCGGATCATACGACCAACCCATTTGTTCAATCTCTTCTTTAGAAAGCTTACCATTATAGTGAAGCCACTTATTGCGCATTAACTCTTTGTGCTTGAGTTGCGCGTTCTTATATTCGACGTTTGCCTGTGTATGCAATCGGAGGTATTTAGCATGTAGAATTGGCACTGATTTAGATGCAGTATCGAGGTGAGTGTCAATAGCGCATTCGCCTTCCCATTCGAGAAGGAGCTTATTCAAGTCGATCATATTATGTAATCCAATAATGTTGTGTTAGTCGAGGATCAATTCAAACTTAGTTATATCAAAAGTTACAGTGAAGGTTGAGTACTCGATTGACTCATCTACCGCGGTCAGTTCGAGGCCCGTGATATTGGTTGGTGTACAGCCAATATATTTGATTACACCCAGCTTGTTGTTCGCTGAGTTGAGTAGTGGTACACTAATGTCTGCCAATGATGGAGTCAATTCATCAGAGCGAGAAATAGACGTAACGAATTTATTATCAACGTTACGGCAAATCCAATCTAGCATCTCTTTGTATGATTTGAAGTCTTCATCGATATGCATTTCAATTGACAACTGAGAGAAGTCAGCTGTATCACCTGGAACGTGTGTACGTGCGTTACGAAAGGTAACCTGTGCAGAAGGCAAAGTCAGATCAGGGTGTTGAACCGTATAAGCCATGTATTCAGTAGTTGCATAGTTCTCGCGATCAATAACGATACGGAAACCAGACTTCTGAAACTTATTAAGGTTGCTATTGTGTGTGATAGACATATGTCACCCTCATTAGATTACGTATCTATTTATGCGTCATAAATAGCAGCACCCAGACGAATGCTGTGCTATAGCAAAAAAGAAGGGGCGCCAGTTTCCTGGACACCCCCCCTCAGTACACAACACTATTATATATGCTTAAGCTTTTTTAGTTGTCTTTCGCTTTGTTGTCGGCTTCTTTGCTGTCGGCTTCTTTGCTGCAGGCTTTTTTGGTGCCGCCTTTTTTGCAGCTGTCTTACGTTTCGCTTTAGCAGGCGCTTTCTCAACGACTGGTTCCTCCTCCTCAATGAATCCAGTATAGATCGTATCGTTTTCACCTGGAATTGGCCATCCACCATTTGTAAACTTACGACCATCAATCATGGTACGTTCACCGGTTTCTTTGTCAGTCTTCTTAATGATGTTCTGGCCAGAAAGAGTGATAGCACCGTCAGGTTCAATTACCTTAAACATATCGTTCAGTCCACCATAGAGACGAGATGTGTAGGTACGTGTTTGAGTATTCCAGTTAGACATAACGAACCGGCCTTTAACTGCAGCGGTTCCAAAGATTGACAGCTCTTGATCAACTGGACCCAGAAGCTTTTCTTTTTCGTTTTCAACAAACTTCTTGACAATGGTCTTGCCACCTTCTTGAACAGAAGCTTCTTTGCCCTCTTCAATGATAGCCTTAGCGCCAAGCGTGTTGACAATCTTGTCTTTCCAATAGTTGCGACCACCAGCGGCAGAATAGTCTTTACGCTGTTCGTCACCATTCTCGTCTTGCCATACAATATAAAACGTGAATTTATCTCTAGCCATTATCTTCAATCCTTTCAACACGGAAGTCTTCGGTCAACCAACGTAGATCATTAGTCTCAACTGACCGCAATAGTACGTCACCAAAAGTGCCTGGACGCTTTTCAACTACGTTCCATTGCGTACCATGTTCTTTGATACGCTGCTTACCTCTTTTGGTAATACCTTTCAGATGATATATCATATTTAGCCCTTCCATTTCCGACAGGCAGACTTTGCAGCCTTGCGCTTTTTGTTAGCCACTACCTTCTTCTTGTAGTAACCAGTGTGCAGTTGAGCAGCGATAGGGTTACGCATTTTACATTACCTCAATTTCGTAAGTTACGCCGGTGTTTCGAGCTTGTTGCTCTTCAAGATTGTAACGGCGAATCATTTCTTTCACGTCGGCAAAAGAATCAAGCTCCCAAATGACTTTCACTTCACCATCAACAAAAGTCATGAGACGGTGCGTCTTTACGTTGCCGTTATCGAAGTGGTAGAACAGTGGGTCATTCATGTCGGTGTCTTTCGTTCGTTGGTATGTATATAATATAGCGACTGTTCACCTGGTTGTAAATAGCTAAATTGCACTTTTTTCATATTTTTTGGTATATGTGTCTTTTTTACCACTGCGCCTAATATACCACAACAGAGATTAAAAGCTCTCACAGGGGTTTACATCTGACCTCAGGCACACTATATTATATACATACACGAACGAAAGAGACGATCATGAAATTCACTGAGACCAACATCAACGAAGCTTTCGCACCTCTCATTGAAAACCTGGTTGAGCAGTATGTTGAGCGTACCCGCAAGACTGTTGCACATCTTAAGACTCTTCGTGAAGATAACAAAATTCGTTATGTTAAGCTGCCTTATAATTACACCACTGAAGACCTGCGTAACAAAAAGATGTTTGAGTCGGTTATTCGGTGTCTGAACTCAGAACAAGAAGATTACCGTTCACCTGTTATCTACTCTCTCTGTGAAGAGACGCTTGCTAAGAATGCCGATGATTGGGCACACGCTCAAGTTGACGGTATGGTTGCTAAGACTGTCGGTAAGATCGGCGACCTTGATGATGTAGCTTACCGCTTCCATGGTTATGGTGACTTCAATATCAAAGGCACCGCTAATGGTAAGCAGGTTAACATCGACCAGCAAACGGTAATCAAGCAAAGCAGCAAAGGTACTATCTTCGCTCAGTTCCCAATGCGCCTTTATGTTGAAGGTCAGTTCACTCCCGCTAAGAAGTACGCTGACACTGTTGCGTAAATGACACAGCCCTAAAAAAGAATGCACAAAGTTCTTTTTTAGGGTTTACATTTCCTGGTAAGCGACTATATTATAATTATAACAACGACACGAAAGAGACTGACATGAACGTACATGAAGCATATGAATTCCTCGTCGACGACGCTCAGCTGATCGACGTTATTTCTAACGCTGATCGCGCCGAAGATGTTTACGCTGCAGCTATCAATGCTGCAGCGCAGATGAACCTCGACGTTGTACGTATCGACGTTGAAATGATCGCTGATACTATGTTTAACATGTTTTGGGGTGGTGCATATGACTGAAGATAATGCATTAACGCTTTTTATTGAAATTGCGCAAGACGTTTTCAAAAACTCTCGCCATTTCCTTCACTTTGAAGTTACAATGCACGATGCAATTGCTGATAACGAGCTTGACAAAGTTCTTGACGAAGGTCTGCTTCGTGAAATGATTAACCAAGCATGGGACGAGTTGTCCTGGAACGAGGAGTAAAGATTATGATGCAAGTAGTTTGGATGGCCGTTATTCTGTTTTGGTTTGCGGTTATCATCGCATCAGTTATTACCCCAATGGGAGTACTCTAATGACACTACCACATAGACTTATTATAGACGGCGTTGAGCAATGTGCGTCTGATGATGCAGGAGAGTTTTTGAGATTGGCGTATCAGTATCTTGGTGACATGGAGCAAGTGATTGCTGAAACCCGCCCATTACCGCAATGGATTAAAGATGCTTTTGAAAGGCATGGACCGTCATACAAAGAAGAAGTTGACGGTGGTGTTCCCCGCAACGGTTGGTGTCATGAAGGATATCCTGAGTATGATGAATAATGATTAAGTCAGTACATCACAAGTATGGTATAATGATTGATCCGCCTTCTGGATGGAGGTATGGTTTCCCTAAGCATTTACCAGACGGTAAAGATTATAAAGAGATGCTTCGTGAAAGCGGTTATCCAGAAAAAGATATTGATTTTGCAATGAAGCATTCACGAATGTGGTTTACACATGTCGGGTTTAGTTTGGTGAAGGACGATGAATAATGACTAATACACAGTTTGATTTTGAAGATGGCAACGGTCCTGTACCAGCACACCTGCATCCCAATGGCGGTGGCTGGGTAGCTGATACTGCTAAAGTATATGAGACTTCTTATGTTGGTCCTGATGCTCAGGTCTATGGTGATGCTACAGTCTCTGGTAATGCTCGGGTCTCTAGTAATGCTCGGGTCTATGGTAATGCTTGGGTCTCTAGTAATGCTCGGGTCTCTGATGATGCTCGGGTCTATGGTAATGCTACAGTCTCTAATGATGCTCGGGTCTATGGTAATGCTCGGGTCTATGGTAATGCTTGGGTCTCTAGTAATGCTCGGGTCTCTAGTAATGCTCGGGTCTCTGATGATGCTCGGGTCTATGGTAATGCTACAGTCTCTGATGATGCTCGGGTCTATGGTAATGCTCATGTCGGTGGCAATGAGCCATCAAAAGAACAACCAGAAAAAGATCGAATCTTCATCAATGGCAAATGGTATGTTGAGGAAGTAGAGGATGATGAATAATGCGTAAACTAGAGAAAAAAATTACATATGCTGAGAACACATTTGAGCCCCATGTAACATATTATCACAATGGGGAAGCACTCACCAAGCCTGTTTCTGTAGATTCAGTATGGA